ATTGAGAACTCTCTGACCACTCTTGGTCAGAAAGATCCATTGGCGGAGTATAACTCCACACTTTGGAACTCAGGTATCGAAGCGAATAAGGAAATCGCCCGTAAACAGAAACGAAGACTAACTTACTTCTCAAACATCTTTGTCATCGAAGACAAAGCAAATCCTCAAAACGAAGGTAAGAATTTTCTTTTCCGTTATGGAAAGAAAATCTTTGATAAGGTTAGTGGAATGGCTAATCCAGAGTTTGAGGATGAGTCACCAATTGACGTTTTTAGTCTTTGGGATGGTGCGAACTTCAAATTGAAGATTCGTAAAGTTGATGGGTTTTCAAACTATGACAAGTCGGAGTTTGTTACTGCGGCAGCATTGTTTGAGGACGAAGCCAAGTTGGAAGAAACTTGGAACGCACAATATTCCTTGACAGAGTTTGTCGGGGAAGACAAGTTCAAGTCCTATGATGATTTGAAATCTCGTTTGGATATTGTTCTTGGAAACGTTTCAACACCAGCAATGACTGCACCAACTACCGTAGAATCGGTAAAGGTTCCGTTTGATGGTGGTGAACCTATCATACCCTCTTCTGATGAAGAGAATCTTGATTACTTCAAGAAACTTGCGGAAGCATAGTCTTACGTAATATGTCTTATGCTCGGTTATATCTCATTTTTATGATCGAGCATCTTGTATTAGTCCTCTTCCCATTCCTCCGCCTGGGTCAATTGGTGGTAAAATAGTGCTGGAGTTATTATTAGTTACGTGAGTATCCGCACTAACTACAGTTGGACTACTTCCACCAGATCCATTTAATCCAATCTTATCCATCGCTGCAGTATTTAATTGATTGCCTGTGATGTTTTTCATCGCTACCTCAAAAGGTATACTAACACCCCCTGTTTTCATTTCTGCTAATTGTAATTTTGAATCCTTTATACTTTTAAACTGTTCTATTAGTTCCGGCATAGCATCCTTGAGAAAGGTCAAACTTGAAGGTGCATTGCGGCCGTATTCTTCTGGCATATCTTTATCTATTCCTCTTCCATATACCCCTCCTTTTAAAGTTGTGCCTACCTTCCGTACACCTAATATCTCTGATATTCCCTTTTTCGCCATTAATGTTATTGCCCGTTCTGCCGTTTCTTTTCCTTCTCCACCCCTAACTCCCCTTATTCTTTGGTACTCGCCCTTCTCATTCTTAAATCCGCCCATCAACCTATATTGAGCACCTTTTCCATACTTTTCTATTAACTCTTTTGCTAATTCGGTGATTCTTGCTAATGCTTTAACTTCTTCTGCTTCTATTACCTCTTCACCACCATGTAGTATAGCCGGAAGGGGTATGTTAGGATCTAAGCCTAATAAATTCAATCCCTCTTTTCCAGATGGTATCTTTTGTAACAATTGTTGTTTTTGGTTTAATTCTTCTGTTAAGGAATTAACTAATTTCACATCACCAATTACCGTTGTTCTATTCTTTCCACCCCCCTCTGTTGTTCGTTTCTTTTTTGCTTCTTCAATAAGGGCAGGAAGGGCAGCAACTCTTGCTTTAATTTCGTCAGGTGATCCTTCCACACCAGTTTCCATATATCTTGTTTCTTCTCCTTTTGCTGAACTTATTTGTGCTTGCAATTTAGCAACCTTATCAGCATCAAAAAGTGTTGCTGATCGCCGTGCCTGACCCTTTTCTGGAAAAGTTGATTTACCTGCGGCTGCCATCTTTCTGACTTCTTCAAGAGATTTTCCTTTCTTCGCTTCCTCTTCTGCGAGCATTTTTTCTAAGTCTATTCTTTCTTCACCCATTTCTTTCAATTTGACTCTTTTAGTCATTGCTTTATCATCTTTACCAAACAAACCTAAGAAAGAATTCCATTTTTCTGAAAAGAAAGTTCCAATTGCATCCAATGCTTTTGCGATTCTCTCACCACCAAACCATCCTGCAATAGCACCAATTAATACACCTGCCAATGCACCAAGCGGCCCACCAACTGCAAATCCTGCCATACCACCTTTGAGTGCTCCCCACCCTGCGCCTGATGCGCCCGAACCTGTTCCTCCCAATGCAGCGCCTATTACTGCTGATGATTTGGTTGTTGCCCATTCATCTGCTTTGAACCACCCCATTATACCATCAATTAGAGGTGCAACAATCGCACCAATAATTGGAATAAATCTTCCAACTGTCAAAACTTTTGGTAAAATTTTACTCCATAATCCTGCACCTTTTCCACCTTTGAAGAAATTTGTGAGTCCTCCTTTGAATCCACCACCAGAACCTAAGAAAGATCCAGCAAAGTTTGCTGCAGTATCAAATAATCCACCACCATCATCTTGACCAGCACCTTTCTTTCCTTTTTTTACTAGACTTCCGCCACGTATTTTTGCTTTTCCACCCCTAAGTCGTTCTCTTCTTGATTCTGCGGTTTCAGAATTGTCACGAATGAATTGTAGATTATCATCTATATTAATTAACAATTCATTGGTAAATTCAAGTCCTCCTCCTGCACCGCCACCTGCGGATTCTCCTCCCATTAATTCTTCTTTTGCTTGTTCTATTGGTGAAGTTACGCCACCGTTTTCTTCTGCACCTTCTGTATCAATATCACCACCTTGTAATTTTGCTGCCATATCTGTTTGTGCTGAGGATGCACCTCCTCCACCACCAAAACCTTTGATTTTAGCACCAGCAAATGCCATCATTTCTGGTGCAAAAGGAATACCTTCAGTCAATTGTGATGCCATTCCACTAACAATTCCTTGAGCAGTTGAAACCATCTTTGAACCAACTGATTTTCCTGCTGCACCAATTAGGCCAGGTTTATTTTCCTTTAATGCAGCACCAGCAATTCCAATAAAATGATGTAGATACCCAATAAGTTCTGCATCAAGAATAGTGTCTGCTTTTACTGCATCTTCTAAAACTTTTGAAATTTCTGCTGCTTTTTTTGCAGCATTGATAAAGTCTTCACGTTTTGGTTTTTTTGGAAGATTTAAAGTAGATTTGATATCACGTAGAATGTCATTATATGCACTTTCAATAGCTAATCCAGTATTTTCATTTTTCTCTCTTAATCCTTTTATTTTTACTTTTACATCACGTATAATTGTAAGATTTCCAATCCCTTTCGGCCCAAGTGCTTTGTCACGTGCCGTATTCCATGAATCACCTTTTTTCAAAGCATCAAATGCATTTTTTGTATCAGCCATTATAGTCCCTTGTGACTTGTCTAGTGTTGTCGTAATCTTTCATTTTCTTCTTCAACCCAATTACTTAATAGGGTTGTGTAAATATCTCTTTCGTAGGGCAGCATATCCTCGATTTCCGTCAAACTCCACTTGTGATGTTGAATCATTGCAAAATTGCTCAAGTAATAATTCTCAAGCGAGTTATGACTTAGGCTTATCCGAAAAAAGAGTTAAGTCCCTGTACCGTTGTTTCTTTTTCTTCTCCACACGTTTTACAATTATACTTTACAGTATGTTTCAATACTGGCATAGTATCAAAAAATTCTCTAATTTTTTCCATTTGTAACGTGTTTAAACTATCGAAAAAGTCATCCAATTCTGTTTCTGTGAACGAATCTCTTTCATGTGTTTCTTCTTGCGTAAAAACCATTTCAACAGAAGTTTTTATCACTTTCATTCCAACTTCTGTTTCTGATAATTCCCCCTTCATCATTTCTTTTATAGATTCTATGTTGGGGTATCTCAATATTATTCCTATGTCATCTGACAACATAATTTTATTTGTATGGTTTTCGTTTTTTTGTACCTTTACTTCTTCTAAGTTTATAGGAACCTCTGTTGTAAACTCGCAAAGTTCTCCATTGTTTTGAGGACATCCCCATGGCTTCAATCCTATAGTAACTTCTTCTCCTACTGACTTAGCTCGAAGTCGAAGAAAAATAAATTCGATATCAAAAGTCGGCAATCGTTCTACATCAAGATCTCCCTGAACACAATTCCTAATAATTTGTTTGACTGCATCGGTGATGGTCTTTTCATTCTCCGATTCCATCGCAGTCAATAATATTTTTTCTTCTTTGACCAAAAAAGGTCGGTATTTAATAACAGTTTCAGTTGATGGCAAAATCGCCTCATATACTGGAACGTTCATTTTAGGTAATGTCATAATAAGTTCCTCTCATGACGGTTAATAATAATTCATTATCCAAGTTGACCAGCGGTTAAATTCTGTCCTTGTAAAGTTACACCAGTTGTTCGTGTATCATTTAATTTAAGGTCTAATGTTTCCCAAAAAGCATATTGCATTTCTACAGTCAATCTCACAGCAGAATTTTGTGTCGAATGATTAAGTTCAATTGCTGCAACTGTTTTAGGATAACACTCATGATATATTTGAGTATGTGTTACTGTTACTCCATCTCTATCTAATGTCTTTACTGTCATTCTGCCAGTATAATTATCATAGTATTCTACATCCCATGCGTTTTTAATACTTACTATTTTGTCGTTCCAACGATCAAATAGTTTTTTTTCTGAATAATCTGATGAACATAAAAATGAAAGTGTAACTGGTGTATATGTTGGGCCATTGTATGCGACTTCTCTATTAACCCCATATTGTCTATCAAGAATAGATTGTACTGTTCTACCAGCAAGAGACACACTTTCGCACATTATATTTAATGTTTTTATGTCCATATTTCCCTTAACAGCTTCGATGGCAGCGCCGGAAAATTCTACTTCAAACTTATTTGGGGATGCTAATCCTCCCTTTGCAATTCTAGCTGCAAATCCCGATACGCCCATCGTTGGTGTTGGTTCTGCCATTTTTAACCCATCCTTTTCTTACTGTCTGCCCATACTTTGGACTTTGATGCTTTCTTAAATCTCTCCAATGGTAAGAATATTGCAATTTCTTTTTCTTTTTCTTCTATTGGAATTACTTTTCTCACGATGTGATCATATCGATATCGTTTTATGGTCGGTGCAATTTGAGGTATTTTTGAAAGTTTTGTCCACCAATTATTAGTTATTTGTCCTGTTCCAACCTTACTACTTATCTTATCTAATAATATAGCACGAATGTTAGGATTCAGATAATGAAAATTTATTCCAATAAAGGTTTCTTTTTCTTCTGACATTAACATAATTAATGGAAATTGGTCATAAAATGGTAAAGTCGCCCTGTGTTTTGGATGATAATAATATGCAAACAAATCTCCCCGATTTACTCTAAGATGCAGTACTTTTGGAGACACCTTAGTTTCTGCTTCACGATAAAACTTAGCAGCATTAGTTTGAGTCCATTGATTTCGTACTGAACCTTCTAATCCTTTTATTTTATTATGAAACCATTTTGCAGACCGTTTTACTTCTGCTCCAATTGTTCCTGTACGGATTGCATCCGATACTTTATCTAACAAACTTGCCATAGTATTATTATTTATCTGGTATTAAGTGCTTTTCTGACATGACTGACCAATTCCATCCATTCACTTTACATACCTTTTTTGCTGCTTCCCATTTGGCCTCATTCACTAACCAAGTTTTAACTGCATAAACATATCGTCTTTTCTTCTTGAGAGTTAATTTTTCAACCAGAAGTTTTTTTGGGGGTTTAGTTTGGACTTGCGGTTTGACTTCTATTAGAGTCCATCCTTTGCTTGTTTGAATAAGAAAGTCGGGGAAATACCTATGTCTCTTTTTGTCCATAGGGGAAATGTAAGGGATTACAACTTCTTCACTATTCCATTTAAGAACCTTTTCACTCCTATCACACCATTTCATAAAATTAAGTTCCATTAAACTCCTATAAATAACATTAGTACTATCTCCAATGTATTTTTGGGGGTTTTTAACTTTAAATTTACCTTTATAGCGTTTTCTTCTCATGGCACACCACCAATATCCCGATTCTATAGGAAATGATGTTAAACAGGGACAACATTATATGTTGTTTTCTTCTTATGAATCAACAAGTGCCATTGCGGCAAGTACTATATTAAAATCTTCTATTGCAATATATATTCCTCCAAATTCTTTATCGACAACGATACAACAGAATTATCAAGAATTGGAAGGGGGTGCAACTAGGGCAGCTCTTGGAGGGGGAACGAAAGATGGAGTTCTTGAATCTGTAAAGAATGTATTTACGGAATCTGCTGGTGCTAACATTACAGCCATACTTCAGGGTCAAACATCGAAAATTAAACAACTTGCGGATTTTCGAGCAGCTGGGTCTGGTCTTGCACAAAATAACCATGTGGCACTTACATACAGAGGCCCACAGGGGTTTAGAGATCATTCTTTTGTTTTTCAGTTTTTTCCAAAATCTGGAGATGAAGCTCTTAAAGTAAGAAACATAATTGAGGATTTTCAAAATGGTGCTACTCCAAGAAGAGCTGGAGGGTTAGAAGGTACGAATAGATTACTCACACCATATTTTGCTTCTCCTAGACAATGGGTAATAAAATTTATTATGGGCAAGTCTGGTGGTGGAGGTTCGCCTGGCCAAGGGGGTAGTAGTTCAGTAGGAGAAAATCCATATTTACCTAAAATAAAAAGGTCTGTCATAACATCATTTGCAGTCAATCATGATCCCGAAAGTGTTGTTAGTTTTCATGCAGATGGTTCTCCTGTACATTCAACATTAACTATGACTTTTAAAGAAATTGAACACGTAATAAGTGGAGATACAGTTTCAGAACAATTTAATTCTGATGCTGCAGTTCTGGATGCATCGGAAAACCAAGCGCTGAGGAGATTTAGACCTGACCTCGCAGAGAATGGATAAATGGCAAATTACTTTAAATCAATACCAAATGTCAGTTATGATATAAACGGAAATGCACCGAATACATTTCAGACTGCAACGAACATAATGAAGCGGCCGAAGTTTAAACCAGCAGTCGTTGCAGAAATAACTGATTACTATCCCTATCGTGTAAAAGATGGTTACAGACCAGACATGGTTTCAAATGAAGTATACGGAACACCAGCATACGCATATTTGATTCTAATGTTTAATGACATTTATGACCCTGTATTCGATTGGCCGTTGGGACTTACACAATTTGATAATTATATTGTTTTCAAATATGGAAGTATGGATTCTGCTGTTAGTACAGTTAAGTACTACTATCAAATAATTCGTGCAGAAGTTGCAAAAACTGGAACCTCTGAACGAATTCCAGCAATTAAATATATCATAGATTCAACTGCGTATGCTCTTTTGGGAGATGATGAGAAAACTACTATTTCTCAATATGATTGGGAATTTGAATTAAATGACGAAAAAACTGAACTTCAATTAATAAATGCCGGTATAATACAAGATGTGGATTATGAAGTAAAACGTATGTTCTAAGTGAAACAAAAACATGGCCGAAAATAAAACAAAAACAGATATAAAATTCCACGATAAAGATTATTCTTCACCAATATCGGGTGGAGATTTTCGATTACGAGAACTTACACTTCATTCTAGGTCGAATGACAGTATAATACATTTGAATGCGGCTGGTGTATTTGTATCTCTAGACATTTATGAAGACTTGTTCTCTAATGTTCTTAGAGGAACTTTTACTTTTGTAGATAATCAAGGATTGGCAGAAACAGTACCAATTATTGGAGATGAAGACCTTGTTATATCATATGGTACTCCTGGCTCAGAGGGAACAGGAACAGACTTTCAAGAAAAGAGGGATTTGACTTCTGAAGATAAGAGCGAAGAAGTTATTAGACAAAAATTCAAAGTATATGATTGTATAGAAAATCCTTTAACAGAAGAAGGTTCAGCAAAAGTATATAAATTATTTTTTGTTAGTTGGGAATATGTTATCAGTACGAAAAATAAAATAAGTAAAGGATATAAGTCTCGTTTTTATCATCAAGTAGTAAAAGATTCATTAAATAAAATTAATACAAAAATTACTCCTGAATATCGGAAAAACTTTTTTATTGAAAAAACAGCAACACCGCAAAATACAATCATTCCGAATTGGACTCCGTTACAGGCAATAAACTTTTGTGCATCTCGTTCTACTTCTGCTGTTGAAGAAGAATCAAATCAAGAAGAAACAGATCAAAATCAATTACCATTTGCACCTGGCTCTCTTTTTGTATTCTATGAGAAATTAGGAACAGGGTTTTTTTATGAATCTATTGAGAGTATGATTATTAAACAAAAGGGTAAAGGCTCTATTCCATTGTATCAGTATGCTCCGAAAACAACTGAGAGAGCAGATACTAATTTAGCATTACAATATTTTGGTGTGGATAAATTTGAAATAAAAAGTTCATTTAAAACATTAGAGAATCTTGGATTGGGAATGTATGGTTCTACATTAATTGCTTATGATCCGATTCGGATGAAATACGATGAAGTCAAATATGATTATTATGAAAAAAAAGAAAATCCTGTTACTGAAACTGTTGACTCAACAACAGGAGTCACAACAGAAAGTGTAGATTTATCTCAAGCAAAAGATGATTCTCAAAGAATATTTGCAGATTTCATTGCAACGGACATTCATCCAACAGAAAGAACACAGAATAAATTAATAAGTGAAAATTCTGATTATCTTGGTTCTAATGATGCATCTATTAAATTGGCAACAACAACAAAGGCTCATGATGCAATGTTTGTAGCACCTATGTTACATCCTCCTGCATTTGACCTTACGAATACTTCAATAGGAGTAAATGCAAAAACATTTAAGGATAACGAAGCAAAACCAAATAAAATAGAGAATTGGTTATTGCAAAGACAAGCACAATTACAAGAATTTGGGAATATAATAGTGAATTTTACAGTTGCAGGGAATTCTTCAAGACACGTTGGGGATTTGATTCGTTTTGAAGTGCCAACAGCGTTGGCACCCAATCCGCCCATATTTGTGCCGGATGTTGGTCATCAACTTTATAGTGGATATTATTTAGTATCGAAGATTCATCATAAAATTACTCCTACTGCATATTCAACTGATTTTGAACTAATGAAGAATTCTTTTGCAAAACGTATCCCAGGCCAAACTACGAAAATATCAACTGATGGTACATAATGAGTAAAAATTATTTTCAAGGTAAAGACGGATTTATCTGGTGGCATGGTGTAGTAGAAGACCGCAAAGACCCTTTGTTTTTGGGTAGATGTAGAGTTCGGATACTAGGATGGCATACTGCCGACAAAGCAGAACTTCCTACTGAAAATTTGCCTTGGGCATTTCCAATAATGCCGATTACTTCTGCAAGTCAATCGGGTGCAGGAGAAGCACCAGTTGGCCCAGTCGAAGGTACGTGGGTAATGGGGTATTATCGTGATGGTGAACTTGCACAAGAACCTGTGATGATGGGAACTATGCATGGTATTCCAGAAAACTACGCAAAACAAAATACAGGGTTCAATGATTCACGTTTAGATGTTGAAGATGCAGACCGCCATACAATCACGATTCAAGGTGGTGCAAAGTCGGGTGGTGGAGCAATCAGTCTTGTGGGTTGGCCGTTTCCCCCCAAAACATTTAAAGCAAAAGCAGGAAAAGAAGTTACGATTACGGAGTATACGAATGAAGAGAGACAAGCATTATCGGGCAAATCATTATATCCAAGAAATATAAACGAACCAACAACTTCTCGTTATGCTCGTGGGGAAGCTGATGCATCTGCAAAGACAGAGACAGAAGGAATCATTGCATCAAAGAATAAGAATTTGCTTAAGGGATCAATCACATCTCAATTTGTTCCAACGGAAAATTTAACTAAAAATGTTCCACTCATGACGGTTACGCCGTTCACGAAACTCATTGATACTGCATCTTTTACAATTAATACGACAACCGAAATAAAACAACCACCATCTGCGTATGCAGCAGTCTATCCGTTCAATCACGTTTACGAATCGGAAAGCGGGCATTTAATTGAGATTGATGATACTCCAACAAAAGAAAGATTACATTGGTATCATCGTTCTGGAACTTTTACAGAATTTCATCCTAAAGGAATTCGTACAGACAGAACAAATGCACATCGATATAATATTGTCATGGGTAATCAAGAATCGATTATAGGTGGCACAGAAAAAAAAGTAGTTGAGAATGATTCTTTTACAAAAGTAGCAAAGGGAAAACATTTAGTTCTTGGAAATGATTTTGTTGTAACATCAGACAATGGTGATATTATTCTTGGAGCTCCTTCTGGTCATGTGGTTCTTTCTGGTCAAACTACTGTGATTGATGCAAAAAATACCTTGATGTTAAATGCACCAACTATAGTTCGGAGTAATGCCACAGCAGTTGATGTATTCAAAGGTAATCAAACAATATCTGCTCAGGGTGAATTTAATGTTCAGAGTGGAAAGATGACTTTCGGTTCTATGGGGGCAACGAACTTTACTTCTTTTGGTATGATGACATATACAGTTGGGGGAAATTCAGAAGAGACAATTGCAAATGCGCCTGTTATGGCAGTAGTTGCTAAACAAATCAAAGCAGCTTTAGGAAAAATTGTTTTAGAAACTGTAGAACCAACATCGGGCGGTATTGATTTGAATGTGGGGCCTATGGGAGTAGCAGGACAAGTATCTGTTGCAACATTAGGAGATGTGAAAATTAATTCAAATGGGCCATCGGGAGTTTCTATTGATGCGAAAATGAAGATTGCACTTAATGCGATAAAGGAAGCAACAATTGAAGCAAAGAAAGAAATACTAATCTCGGCAGGTGGTCTTGGAAAAATTATAATGGAAGCAAAAGAGATTCACCTAAATGGTTCATCGGAACCAGGCGTATTGGGTAATAAATTGAAGAAAGCATTAGAGAAGCACACACACTCAAGTTCCGTTGGGCCAACAGGAACACCATTACCAGCATTTGCAACTGCAATGAAACAAGCACTTTCAATGAAAACTTATCTAGGATAAAATTATGCCATTAGTAGTTTCTGCTTTACAGTCTGAATTAGTAAGTATTTACACAGCAGGGGGAGATAAAGGAAATCCCGATCCAAAAAAAGTAGGTAAGGATGTTGGAAAAGCATACTTTAATTATGTTTCAGCAGGAATGGATTCTGGTGGAAGTCCATTTGCATCAATGCCTGGCAAAGATAGTTTAGGGCAAGACTTGGGGGGTATTTACGGTAAAGAATATACTTCAGGATTGTTACACGCTCAGGATATGGCAAAAGCATTTGATAGTTGTTTACAGACATTCAAGACTTCATGGTCAACAACTATCGTGACTTCGGCGGGTGCAATGCCTTTGTTTTCAGGATTGAATGGAATATTTTCATCTCCTAATTCTGATAGAGCTATGTTTGCGAGAAAATTTGGAATGGAATTGGGAAATTTTACAATGATGGCAATAGTGTCTGGTTTGATTCCAGGCTCTCCACCAGTTCCTTATACTGGGCCTATTAATTAATAAAAGACTGAAATGGATATAGAACAGAAAAAATCAGAGGTAAAGACAAATATTGCTGGTGGCCCCATGACTGTGGTTCTGGCAAGAATTGCAATATGTGATCAAGTCCAACTTGCAGATTTAATGAAAGTGCAATTCACTTCTTATTTTCGTGGAGCAGCAAATACTGCCGTCGGTGCAGCTAATTCAGACTCATTGCCAGATGTGTGTCACAAACTTGCACAACAACGAGCATTGCTACATGGTGCAGCGGTTGGATCAATTATGAAGTTTAATATTGTGACAGGCACACCATATTCTTCAGCAGGCACATTAACATTTCCTACATTAGAAGATTCATCACAGGGTAACAAGACAACACTACCCATTGAAGTTTTACATGAGTTAAATGAAGATGGGGGTACAATTACTCTCTCAACTACTTCTAATGCAAATACTACTATCATAGATGATGAGGGGAATTCTGTCAAGTATTTTACTGATTTTTCAAAATACTTTTTAACACGAAGTAGAGCAAATGGAGAATTTGTTACCGCAGATGAGAATACTGCGCCTTATGGTACTCCTACAGGCTCTGTACCATTTCTTCCTCCAAATACTGTCAATGGGGAATCGTTCACAGGAACAGTTGATGATCCAACTGCAAATTCAGATGTAAGATATGAATACACTTTAGTTGCAAATACTGATGCAGTTGCGGGCGGACATATTGGGGGAGGTTACGATCTTGCAGAGGATTTGTATTCAGGAAACACTTATGTTTGGATGGAAGTTTCAAATGTTTCAGGTTCATTCTCTGCAACAGAAATTCTTACAGATTTTGCAAACAATACATCTACTATTAAGTCGGCTGCAAATACATCAACTGTGTTGTTGGAAACATTCGATACAGTAGGTACATTTGTTGCAGGGGAATTACTAACTGACAGGGGAACTAATGCAACTGTTTTTTCGACACAAGTGGGCTCTCCTTCAGATGTCAACATAACACTTACAGGAAGTACATTTGATACAGGTTCAAGTACAGATATTACTCTTGGATTTCCAACATCAAATACAATTACATTAGACAGCAATTCTATTTCTAGGACAGGAAGTACAGTTACAGTTCAAACTACAGAAGAACATAGTATTCTTTCAGGAGAACGAATTGTACTCAAGGGTGCCGATGATATTTATGGCGAATTTAATGGTATATTTGAAGTAGGAGATACAACTGCTAATTCCTTGACTTTCACTACAACAAATTCGGGTTCAGTCACACCAACTGGAAATTTTTCAATGGTTACGGATGTTGTTTTTGGAAGAACAAGTAATGCTGCAGGAGCAGTAAGAATAAGAACGGTAAATGCAACTGCAAATATTGTATTTCAATCAACTGATCTTTCTGTGGGATTTGCAGTTGCCAATACAATTTCTGGTGGAACAAGTGGTGCAACAGGAGTAATTGATAGTCGGTCTACAACAGGAGTATGGTATCAATCAAAAACCAAAGAAGTAAAAGTATTCAATTCTGGAACAGGAGAATGGACACTAGATGCGGCTGCAAATACAGGAGAATTTTGGAATAAGTATTCTGAACCAGTTCGTATTTCTACTGTCATTCCTACTTCTGGAACTGGCTCAAGTACAGTTGCTGCTAAGTTAGTTGCAACAAAAGCAATTGCAACTTCTGGGGATACATCTGGGGGATATGATAGTACTATAATAACGAAACTGCCTGGAACGTATTTTGCATATCCACTTAAAACATGGGCAGACCAAACACACGATGGAACAGTAACACTTGAAGCATATGACAACTTTGCAAATGTGATTGTTGCACCAGAAGGACTAGATGTTAATTATGATTGGTTGCCGTTGAGTAGAAATGCAGCAGGAAATATATTGGGTGCAGATATTTCTCAAAATGGTGCAGTTGGAAATACTGCAAATCATAGTCCAGAAGAAGCAACAAGTCTCAACAAAACTGAATTTGTTGCAAAACTTGGGCCTTACACTTCTGCATTAGCAAGTCCGGCAGATGATGTATATCGTTCCGTAAACCCCAATACAAGATCAACTGCAATTAAAGTTGGAGTGGTTTACCCTTATGCAAATTCAAATCCGTTTTTTCCTGCTGTTGGTGGTTCTCATAAACCAATTGCAAATACTGCCGATGGTATCACAGGAACACAGCCGGGTGGATTAGATGCAAATTCAATATATGCAGGAGCATATTCGGAGTATCAAAAGGGTGCATTAGAACCAGCAGGAGATTTTCGATTTGTAATTCAGAATGATCAAAAATGGATTTATGCTTCGGATTCAGGAGTCACCTATAATGCACCGAATGCAGCAGATTTAAAAAATCAAATGTTTTCTGCAACTGCGACAGCAACTGCGATTAACAACTCTGCAACGGAAACTGCCGATAATGGACAAGTATCTGCAGCTTCAGTTGTGATGCAAATACCTGCCGATGTTGCTGGCACTTGTGCTACGGTTGGTATAGTTGATGTAGGCAATACACAAACTATCTACTCAACTGGAACTGTTGGTAGTTATTCCAATATGGTAAAAGTTCTGACACAAACTTGTGTAAATACTTCTTCTTGTTCTGTTTCTTCTGGTAATGCATCTCAAACTGTCTGTGAGGCTATTACTGGCCCTCCGGCTGGAGTTTGGACATCATCATCTGCATGGTCGGGAAATCCTGCGGAATTTGCTTGTCTCTTCAATCGTGTTCAATACATAATGACTTCAGCAGGAGCAGCATTAACAGTTGGTACAGCCAATGCAAATATGGAACCAAGTTTTAGAGTTTTTTATCAATTACTTTTAGATCTCACAAGTGCAGCTTACGGAAAGAATTATACAGACCCAGTTCAACGAACAGAAGCAGGAAGTTATTCAGAAGTAGGTAGAAGTGATGCAAGTTTCAGGACAATGGTGGAAACTATGAAATCAAGAGTAGATACAACAATTGGGTTGCACAATGCAGAACGAGGTTTAATAGGAACCGCAATGGCAGGTTCTGCTTTATATAACATTACTGCTGGATATAAAACTGCATATGATAGTATGATTTCTTATCTTGGAACTTTCAAAAGTGGAGTTCAATATAGAATTACAGAAATCAGTAATCGAATTGGATATCTAAACGGAAAGAACACAGCAGTCGGTGGAGGTGCAGTAAGTGGGGGTGTTACAGTCGGTGCTGCAGGAGCAGGATTTACAGGATACGCTTTCAATGGTGGAACTGGATATGCGAATACGGTTTATGCACACGCAAACTTTCTTGCAGGAAAGAAGATTAACTTACTTGGAAAGATTCTTGGTGCAATTTCAGATGTGGATCAAGTATATGGACAAATAACAGCAAATAGAGCGGAATATTATGAATACAACCAGTAAAGAAAAAGATCCTCTAGAATGGGGGAAATGGGGTAAAAAGGGTGAGAAGCAACCAGATATGAAAGAACTCGTAGAGTTGATGATTAAACATACTAACGCAAGAAAACAAATCTTACAGGAAACAAAAGAGTGGCTACTACAGAATGGAAAGTCCAAACATTAGGACAAAATAAAAAGATACAGGATATTGCTGCCGCAGCAGAAAAAGCATCTTCTCTTGTAACTATTAATGTAGAACTTGCATCTACTGCTCTCAAATTAGCAGGAGTGTTTTTGACAGGAATGTTGAGCCCTCATATTTTACTTTTGCGTGTGACTGCCGATGCAATAGATGATTTTGTTAAAGATTTTAGGGATATTGGTTTTTATGTTCTAGAAGTCACGGATGTAGAAGGTGGATATATCATTCCAGAAGATGCAGATGGAAATCCTATAAAACTTCTTGTATCTCCTATTACGGTTGCAGCAAACATGGCAATTGCAGTAACAGCAGGACAAACCAAAGAATTCGGTCTGTGGGCAAAAGAGTTTCTTGGAGAAGAAGATATCTTTTTGACAGGAGCGCAAAAAGCAACATATGAAGTAGAACAGGGAAAATCTTTACCAGAAGATCAACTCGAAGATAATGCAAACGATAATAGATTGGGTACATTAGATGGCGTAACTGGTCTTTACAAAATGACACCTTCTCAAGTCATTGCTACCATAGTTGGTGCGATGGATGATGAACTTGATTTACGAAGACCCAAATTTTCAGCATCCGCAGAAGCAGGAGCGGTGATAGTTCTTGTTGGTGTTTCAGATCTCACTAAAAATCTTGCAAATATAAAATCTATCGTTGCAGCATTTAATCTATTTTTTGGTGGTGATGAACAAAAAGATAAAGAAGGAAACGTAGTCGCACCTGGCGGAGTTGCATCTGGAATGGCTAAATTAGGCGGTCTTATCAATGCTGCACTTTTACAAGTAGAAAATCCAGATAAAAATAATGTTAAATTAAAAGTAAATAATATATGTAAGGTGAGGGGCACAGAGGAAGATAAAGAAAAATTGGGGCGTTCTGGTATTCCTTATATAAAATCTGGTGTATTTGAAGTAGGTGATTACGTTGCAGGCCCAAGAGTAAAATTTGGTGCAAGATGTATGGGTTATGTGTCTGTTGCTGGTGAAGCAGTAGCGATGGAAGATGATCTCGATACGGAGTTTGATGAAAGTATATACATGACACAAGAACTTACTATTACTGGTATAACAAATTTAGATGCAATTGGTTGGAGAACTCTTTCATCTGGTGCAAAACTACAAAAAGTTGCTTTTGTAAAAAAATATAATACATACACAGACCAAAATTCGGGCATTGTCAAATCGACTGGGCCATATAATGATTTTGAATATCTTCCTAATTTACCAGTTACTAGAGATTATAAGGTGACAGATGATAATGGAGTTACTACTACATTCAACATGAAAACTCCTCCTGACTTGGCAACTACTAAAGTTACGAGAGAATCGGGTAAAACATTGTTGACAGTAACATCTACAGAAGATATTAGAGAAGAACACACATATGAAACACATCATGGGGGAGCGGGCACATTCACAACACATAATGTGACTGTTGGAGACATACTAGAAGAAAAGACACCGGCAGCACCACATCCGAATTTTAAAGCAGTAAAACTGGATGACTTGATTGGTGATTTTAAGACATTCTTTGCGGCAATAGATGCATTGACTGATTCTCTCCGAAAAATGGCAGATGATGCTGCAAAGGCACTTCAAGATATTATAGATTATCTGGATGCTAAAATTGCAGAATTGGAAGAAATCGCAGCAGCATTACAGAAGATACTTAAACTTTTTACAGTTGGTCTTGGTGATGCAGGAGTTTATATATTAAGTATTCCAGTAGCAATTGGTGGAAATGATTATATTAAGGCAGAACTACAAGGTGCTGTAAATAGACCACCAGATACTTTAGATTTTACTTTAGCATTTATGATGATGGGCGGAGGTGCTGAAGGAACCGAAGAGGGATTTAAGACTCTACAAAAACTATTAGTTCCATAAATAATAATACTATGGCAATAAGTACACGAACATATCACGATTTTTCTTTTAACTTTTCTTCCAACCCCATGAGTGGGGATGTGGCGAAGAAGTCTGGTGCAGCTGCTGTCAAAAGCGCAATGTTGTCAATTATGAAAACTAATTACAACGAAAGATTGTTTCAACCAGAAGTTGGTTCTGGAATACGTGCATTGTTATTTGAACCAATGAATCCGATTACAGAAGAACGGCTGAAGCAAGAAGTTAAAGATTGTTTAATGAGAAGTGAACCACGAGCCACCATTTTAGGTGTAACTATAGAAGGACAAGAAGACAAAAATCGATATAAAGTAAGTATTCTTTTTAGTGTATCGACAGAAACAGAACCACAAAAATTAGAGACTTTCTTTGAACAAGGGTAACAATGGCTGAAATACAAAAACTTAATATAGCAGAACTTGATTTTGATACAATCAAAACAAACCTAAAAGATTATTTTGGGTCACAATCTGAATTTACTGACCATAACTTTGATGGTTCTGCTATTTCGGTTTTGTTGGACATTCTTGCATACAATACTCATTACAATGCTTATTATCTCAATATGCTTGCGAGTGAATCCTTTTTAGATTCTGCTCAATTAAGAGATTCGGTTGTCGCAAAAGCATCAATGTTAGGGTATGTGCCAAAATCAACAAGGGGCGCACAAGCATATGTTGATTTGACAATTACAGCAAGTGATTCTCCTGCATCAATTACTATAGATAAAGATACGCAATTCACTTCAACCGTTGATGGAACATCATATACTTTTGCAACTGCAAATTCGACAGTTATTTCTCCTGTTAATGCAGCATATGTAGCAAATAATGTCTTATTGAGACAGGGAGTTCCTTTAACGTTTAAGTACACCGTAAATACTGCAAATACGGAACAAAAGTTTCTTCTTCCAAACGCAAATACAGATATGGATACTTTAGTTGTATCTGTTCAAGAATCAACTTCGGACACAAATACTTCTGTATATGCACTGGCCTCTGACATTACTACCGTTAATGCTACATCCAATGTTTATTTTATTAATGAACATTCTAGTGGACAATTTCGTGTGCAATTCGGGGATAGTGTTCTTGGAAGAAAACCAATCACAGGAAATATAGTAATTTTTAAAAGTTTAGTATCAGAAGGAACAGAAACGAATGGTGCAAATGTGTTTTCTGCAGCCAGTACAGTTGGGGGATATTCAACTGTTTCAGTTGTAACTTCCACTTCTGCAATTGGAGGATTGGACAAAGAGACAATAGAGAGCATTAAATTCAATGCACCAAAAACTTACGAAGCACAGAATCGTGCAGTTACCACACAAGATTATAAGAAACTGGTTGAAGATTCGGTTTCGGGTTTGGATACTGTAGCAGTTTGGGGTGGACAGGATAATGATGTGCCAAAATATGGAACTGTTTTTGTTTCTGCAAAACCAACTGGTGCAGATGCACTATCAACAAGTCAAAAGACATTAATCAAATCTGCATTGACGGATTATAATATTGTTGCAATATCACCAGAGGTTGTCGATCCAGATCTTATCAGTTTGATTTTTAGTTTAACAGTAAAATACGATTCTCGTTTAACTACTAAAGCATCTGGTGTAATTGCAGCGAGTGTAATTGATACGATTCAAACTTACAAAACAAATAACTTAAATAAGTTTAGTTCTATTTTTAGATATTCTGTTCTTTCAAAAAATATTGATGCGACAGATACTTCAGTTTTAGGAAACCTTTTAACTCTTACTGCAAAAAAAGGTTTAACACCTTCTTTAACTGCAAATAATAGTTATACGATTAGTTTCAATAATGCAATTTACAATCCTTCAACAACTTATGAAGGTGCAGTATCTTCATCTGCATTTGCATATACGGATTCGGCAGGCACAACTTATTCGACAAGTTATTTAGATGACCTCAATGGAATAATGAGAATTTATTATTATTCTGGAAGTGAAAAATTAATTATTGCAAATAATGCTGGAACTGTTGCATATGGTAACGGACATATTACATTGACTTCTTTCAAACCAGATTCGTTTGCTGGATCTACTTTAGATTTCACAATTGCCCCGGCCACAAATGATTTGATTCCTGTTAGAAATCAGATTTTTACAATTGCGAATACTGATATAACTGTAACAATGCAAGATGACGCTGATACTGGAACAACAACCACTTCTGCAAGTGCAACTGGTTCATCTGACTCTATAACATCTGGAACTGCTACGGGTTCCTCAACTGTATATTAAAATATGTCTGCAAAAGTTTCCGCCAAAGCGGTATCACAAGTAGAAAATCAAATACCTCAATTCATTAGTGAGGAGAATCCTCTTTATGAGAAGTTTCTCAAGAACTACTATGAATTTTTGGAAACTCTTTGTGTCTTTTATACGGCAGTTGGTGCATATACCACATTATTCACAAATGGAGAAACGGTTACTGGTCAAACTTCTGGTGCAACTGCTAAAGTTAAGGGAAAAAATGCAATAAGTGCTACTCTTAAAGTATTTTTAGAGCCGACAAATGATTTAAATTTCCTAGTTGATGAAGTTATTATAGGTGGCACATCTAATGCTCGTGGCACAATATCAAAACTTAATCGTGAACCTTTAAATGGAACAAAAACATTTAAAGACCTCACTAATTCGGATTTAACTACAGATGGAATTCTTGATTGGTTTAAGAAAGAGTTATATCCTAATATCAGAAATAGTGCAACTGTAGACTTACGATATTTTCTAAAACATCTCAAACAATTTTATCGTTCAAAGGGAAGTGAGAAATCATTTCGTACATTGTTTCG